GACGACACGCCCGAGACGGTCACAACCGTGCAGTTCTTCACGTTCACGGTTCCGGGGTAGTCGAACGACATGCCGGACCCGTTGCTGCGGAGAATGACGACCAGCCTGTCCGCCGTTCCCGCCCGCAGGGCCGCCAAGCCGACATATGCCCCCAGATCGTTTCCGCCGGAGCTGTTCTCGAGTATGCAGCGCTCGTACAGCGTGCCGGAATACGTCGCTGTTCCCATGGCCAGGGCGGCCTTGCCGGAGGAGGAGCTCACCCGTATCTGCAGGCCGATGATTTTCATGTGATCGGCCTGGAAAACGAAGCAGTGGTCGAAACTGCTCGTGCAGTTTATCCCGAACCCCTTCGACTGGTCGTAGCGCAGCGGATTGGTCGCCTTGTCGGCGTGATCGTAGAACGCATGGCCGCTGGCCGGCCGGATCGTCACGGTGTTCGTCGCCGAGGTCGTGAAGCCGGTGAACGTCACGACGGACGAGACCGTCATCTCGCCGTCGTTATAGCACTCCCCGATTTCCGGCTCGCTCAGCGTGTCCAGCCCGTCCAGGTAGGACGCATAGGACGCGAAGGACGTGTAGTCCCGCGAGCCGGTGCCGATGGATTTCGTTGCCATCAGCCGATCACCTCCGTCGGGGCAACGACATTCGCGTTCTCCAGCGGCACGACGGCGACTTCGGCGGCCGCCACGGCCGCGCCGGAAGCCAGCGGGACGGCCCGGTCCGGCTGTTCGAGCGGCGCCAGCCCGGCCGCCGCCTCGATGGCGTCCAGATCCAGCGCCACCTTGCGCTTGCGCGGGTAGGTAGCCTCCGACAGGAACAGCTTCTCGTTCAGGAACTTCGGGTCGGCCTCCAGCAGGTATGCGTAGTCGGCCGCCGGGCCGGGCGCCTCGACCACGCGCCACCAGGCGCCGTTCTCCACGTCGTGACCCAGGAACTCGCCGTCCTCGCGCACCTCGACCACCATCCCGCGCTTGTACTTCCGTGCGTTCCGCACCGGGTCTGCGCAATCGTTATCCGGCTTGGCCCACACGACGATGCGCGCCATCAGCCGTAGGCCCCTTCCCAACCGGTGTATTCCTGCACCACGTCGCCCTGCGGCGTGCGATGCGCATAGACGCACCACACCTCGGTGTCGTCGGCGGTGGCCTCGATGCGGTGCCACACGTCCTTCTTCACGAGGAAATGCGCCGGCGCACTGAAGCTGCGCTCGATCTCGCGGCCGTCCGGGAGCCGGGCGTTCACGCGCACCGCACCCTTGAAGACGATGCTGGTATGGTCGAAGCGGTGCTCGTGCCCCTGGCACGCCTCGCCGGCGCGGGCGAAGCGCATCGGGCGGATGAATATGTTCCCGCTGACCCACTCCATCAGGCATTCCCGTCGGTCAGGGTCCAGGACGTGATCTGCACGGTCTGGCCGGCGTTGATCGAGGTATTGTCGATTTCCATGTCGCCGCCGCCGCCGGTGGCCGTCACGGTTCCCTGCATGTGGCAGGTCGTGCCGGCCGAATCGTACAGCCGGAAATGCCCGGCCGTGCCGGTGTTGTCGGCCGACGAATCCTGGATCGGCGTGCCGGTGAAGCTCTTGCTGCCGCTGGAGGCGTTCGCCGCCCAGTCCGACGCCAGGTTGAACGTGGCCAGAACCGTGCCGCTGTCGGCGGCGGCGCAGTTCGACGGCGGCGAGCCGGTCCTGATCTTGACGATGGCCGACGTGCCGACCGTGGTTTCGATGGCGTCGAGCCGCGCGTTGCGCACGGCGGTGGACAGTTGGATGGCCATGGGTCAGGCTCCTCGATATTCGGTCATCACCCGCCTGGGCGTGACGCCCGCCTTGTTGCGCCATTCGGCGTTGCGCAGCTGGTCGCCAGCCGCGTTCAGGAGCGACCGCCACGTTTCCAGCCGGGCGTCGTTCGCCAGGTACGGCTCGGCCTGCATCAGCGTGCCGTAGAGATAGATGTCGGGATGCTTCTGGATCAGCCAATTGCCGCTTTCGCCGGCATTGGCCAGATCGAGCCGGCGATAGTAGTCGATCTGCACGGTCAGGCCGTCGGTCGGGGTCGGCCACAGGCACAGCGCCGCCTGGATGTCGGACCAGTAGCGCGGCGTTCCGCTGACCTGCGGATCCTGCGATTCGAACTGTTCCGGGTTCAGGTACTGCAGGACGGTCGGCGGCGTGCCGTCGATCTTTATGTATCGCAGCTCCACCATGTCGGTCGGCCACGAATACAGGCGCTGGCCGCCGACCGTGGTGCAGTAGGCGCGCTGCTCCATGTCGCGGACGCGCAATTCGCGATTGGCGGCCGACTCGAACAGCGTCACGAACTCGGGGATGCGTGCGCTCAGGTCGTCGCGCGCCAGCCAGTTCGCGGCGGCAACCAGCAGGTCGTTGTAGTTACCGATCGCCATCTCACACCTTGCCCGGCGACGTGCGCAGATGGCGCCACTCGGGGTCGTTCAGCAGCCGCTTCAGCAGCGCCTCGTTGCCCTTGGCCAGCGGATCGACGCCGTACCTGTTGATCCACTGCATCTGCACGGTCACAGGAATCGACGCCACGCGCCGCCACTCCCGGGAGCGCGAATAGCCGTCGCCGTGGTTCTGCAGAGCCTTGTTGCGCTCGACGATAGGCTCGACGTCCTCGAAACGGCGGATGGCGAAGCTGCCGTCGCCGTGGAAGATCAGCTCCTCGCCGATCCCGTCTGGCGTCATCTCGACGAAGCGGCGAATCGTCATGTGCGTCTCGCTGCCTCCGGCCCTCTCCCGATCTTCCGGATCACGCTCAGAACTCCACCGGCACCACGTTGACCAGGGTAGACGACGTCTCCTGGATATGCGCGAAGTGCGTGCAGGACTTCACCGCGAAGATCACCGGCGATCCGGGACCGACCAGGATGTCGTTGGACGTCGCGGTAACGCCGGACGTTCCGAACTTGATGTAGGCGGTCGCCTTGGCGGTGACCATCACGAAACGCGCGCGGCTGCCGTCGGCCGCGTTCGGGATGGCGGCGCTCGCCGAGGAGGCGCCGGTGGTGACGGTCGTTCCGGTCGCCACCACCGCGACCGCCTGGAAAAGTGGCGCTGCCATGACGTCACGCCGGGTTCAAGAAGACGGAGATGACGCCGGTCGCGCTGGTCAGCGTGCCGGTGAAGTCGATGGCCAGCGCCTGGCCGGCTTCGACGATCAGGTCGCTGGGCGTGGTCGACAGCGTCAGGGTCTGGTTGGTGTCGGCGGTGCCCTTGAGGTTGAACGATCCGCTGTGCAGGGCGGTGCCGGACGCGATCGCCGTGCCGCTGGACACCTTGCGCACGACGGCGGTCACGGAGCCGGAGTCGGTGCCGGCAACGGTCACGCGCCCGACGATGCCCTGCACGATCATCCGGCGCGGCAGCACCGCGATCACCTTGTCGACCGAGGACGCGGTGTACTCGCCGGCGATGACGACGAATGCGCCGCTGTCCAGGTTGTAGCCCTCGAGCCCCATCGAGCCGTCGGCGAGCTGCTTCATATTCACGCCCATCGGGCGATCTCCTTTCGTGTCAAAACTGGGGGGGGCGGCCCGCGAAGGGCCGCCCCGGCAGAAGTTACGAGGTCGTCAGGTCGGCGACAATGCCGCTGGACGCCTGGTTGCGGGCCTCGAGCGTGTACTCCGCCAGCACCATGGCCTTCTCCGCGTCGCCGGTCCTGGCGAGGTCGATGGTCTGCATCTTGCGCAGATAGGCCACCGCCCACATGCTGGTGTCGAGCACGTGGCAGTCGCGCTCGCGCGAGAAGCGGTTCGCCACGATCTTGTGCGTGCCGAAGTCGCTCTCGTACACGTCGACCGCTGCCACCACGCGACGGTCCTCGCTGCGGTCGATGCGGGTGGCATTGCCAGTGAAGCCGCTGATCACGGTCTTGTTGAACGGCCCGACCATGATGAGGTCCGGATTGCCGCCCTGCGTCCAACAGGACTGGATCACGGCCTTCAGCATCGACTCGGTGAGCGGACGCTGCGTTCCGTCGGTCGCCGCCGCCGATGCGGTGCCGTTCGCGCCGCCGGACCCGCGGTTCGTGTTGGTCGAGTACCAGCCGCAGAGCGGGCGCAGCGCCCGCGCCGTGCCGGTGCCGGCGCCGCCGCCGCCCGGCGAGGACGGGTGCGAGGTCGGCACGGGGGTCTGGTTATTGGTCAGCACGAACTCCATGTCGCGCTTCAGCTCGTTGGTTCGGCGCGTGAGCTGATAGACGATCTCGCGCTGACGGCCGGCCTTGTCGACCACGTCCTGCGTGCCGGTCACCGAGCAGGTCTTGTAGCTGATCTGCAGGGTGTTGTTTAGCCGGGTCGTGTATGCCGCGGCATCGAAGGTCGTGATGTCGTCGCCTTCGAGCTTGGCGTTCGCGCCGGCCGTAGCCAGCGTGTCGGTCTGCCACTCGTGGAAGGTCGATGTGGCCTTGGTTTTGCCGATGGCGCCCATGAAGGGCGTTTCCTTCGGCGCTATGTTGTAGATCTTGTCGCTCAGGTCCTCGCGGTTTCCAACAGACGAGAACGTCAGTGCGGTATTTGCAATGATGGCCATTCGTTCTATTGATCCTCTTCGAGATGCGCCAGGACAGACTCGACCATGTCGTCGATGCGTCCGGTCCGCAGCGCGTTGCGTTTGAGCGCGGAGAGCCGGTCAGAGCGCCGGACCACGCTTTCGCGCGATGCCAGCGGCACCTGTGTTCGCGAGGCCTCTCCTGTCCTCTTCGACGACAGCCGTTGCCTCGCCTGGTTCAGCCGCCGGAACTGCAGCGCATCGTGAAAGACACGCACCAGCCGGTGGTCCACGATCCGCGACTGCTCGTCGGACGAAAACCCCACGGCAGAGGCATAGGCCGAAAGTTCTGCGGCGATTACCGCTCGCCTTGCAGGATCAGCCAGTTCTGGCATCGCTTGCAGCAGCGCCCGGCGCTGCTCGCCGGTATAGGCCGCGAAGACATGGGCCCGGATGGCATCCTCGCGGGCCGCCATCTCGCGGCGCAGGTTCCGTGCCTGCTCCAGCCGTGCCGCTCGCCGGTCGTACTCCGCCCGCTTCTGGGCGTAGACCGCCGGCTGCTCGGCAGCCAGCCGCTCCCAGTCCGTCGCCTTCCCCTCGGCCAGCACGGGGTCGACGGCTTCGGCGTCGGCGATGAAGGTGTCCAGCACCTCCTTCAGCCTTGCGCGCTCGGCTTCCAACTCCCGGCGGTGTTCCGCCAGGGCCGCCGTCTTGCGCGAATAGTCGCGCTGCCGCGAGTAGCCCTTGCGCAGCTCGTCCAGCGTCACCCGCTCGGTCCGGCCGTCGACGACGACCGCGTGCAGGGGCTTGCCGGTCAGCTCCGCGACTGCTTCGGCAACAGGGTCGACTGGCGCATCGTCGGCTTCCGTCCCTTCCCCCGGCGATCCTTCGGCGCCGGGTCTGCCATTGGCTGGATCGGACGGCGCGCCGTCGGCCGCGTCAAGCGGCGTTGATTCCGGCGGCGTGTCCAGCTTGGCCACGATCGACTCCACGACGCCATGCAGGCTGCGGGAGTCCGCGGGTGGGCTCGCGCCCGTGTCCGCATCCAGGTACATCTAAGATATCTCCGTCGCGATGGAACTCTCGAACGGCCGGTTACGGCGGATCACCGGCGGCGGTGCCGCCCGAACGGCGTGCGGCCGCGTCGTGGGCGCGCCCAATCCTCTCGCGCTTGGCCAGCCGGCCCTCTTCGACCAGCAGGTGCAGTTCCTGCTTCAGCGCGCCCAACGCGCTGAGACGCAGGTATAGCCACTCGCGCGCCTCTGTCTCCGGCGTCGCCGACGCGCGCCAAGCCTCGACGATATCGCGTTCCAGCCGGGCAAAGACCTCGGCCAGCGCCGGATCCGCCAGTGCCCTTGCCGCCAGCCGTCCGCGGGTTTCCGTGGCCATGTCGCTGTCGCCCGTGGGCAACCGCATCACCTCGTCGATCATGCTGCACCTCGTTGGCTGGTGGCCGGCGCCGGCATGCCCGAAGGCACGACCGGCGCCGGCCCCGCGGCCGCGCTCGCGCCCGGTGGCATGTCCGGGACGCCCCGCGCGAGCCCCCCAGGAGACAGGCCGCGGGTCATGCCCTCCGGCATGCCCATGGGCGGCGCGCCGAACTTGAGCGCCAACTCCAGTCGCCTCAACGCGATCTCGTCCTCGTGCTTGCGAAGTTTCAAGGCGATCTCGGCGTCCAGCTTGCGATTCTCCAGCGCCACGCGCGCCTGCGCCTCCATCGCCACCGGATCGACCGGCGGCGGCGCGGGGAGCGGTGGCGGGACAAGGCTGGGGTCGTTGAAGAAGCCCTGCGCCGTCTTGACGCCGGCATTGTGGACGATCTTCGAGGCGGTCTCGTAGAGATTGCGCAGCGAGACCAGCGCACCGTCAGGACCGCCCTGAAGCTGCATCGCCTGCACCTGCTTGTCCCAGATCGCCAACAGATGGCCAAGCTGCTGGTCGCGGTTGCCCGTGCCGAGCCCCACCGAAACGCCGACGTCCATCTCCGCGTTCCAGGCGCGCGGGTCGACGGCGATCCACTGGTTACGAAGCCTGACCACCCGCGCCTTGTCTTGGTGTCGAACCAGCAGGCGCAGGATCAGCCGGAACGCGCGCCGGACTCCTGTCTCTGCGAAGATGCGCGCGATCAGCTCGACGCGCATCGCCGCCGCGCCCATGATGGCGTTGATGCCGCTTGCCGTCTTGTTCAGCGAATCGGCGTCCAGACCCTGGTTGTATCGCGTCGCGCCGCTGCGGTTCTCGCGCACCGTGTCGAGGTACTCCAGCGCCGGAAAGGCGTGCTGGAAGACGGGCGGCACGGCGATCTCGCGCATCGCCCCGGCCTCGCGCACGCGGATGTAGCCGCCGGGCTTCGATGACAGGAAGTCGTCCAGGTTGACCTTGCCCTCGACGATCTCGGTGCGCGCGTTGTTGACCAGGTACAGGTTGTCGAGCATCTGGCGGAGGATCGCGGACTTGGTGAGCTGCACGTCCATCACCTTGTCCGCCACGCTCTCGCCGTGGAACTTGTGCGGGATCGGATAGGGCGACCATGCCGCGAAGGGGTGGTCGTCGACCTCGTGATCTTCCAGCAGCAGTTCGGCCTGGTCGCCGGCCACGGTGATCTTGCGGTACTCCGCGATCCCGTCGCCGTCGGCGTCGAGCGGCAGGTAGCATTCGCTCACCCACAGCTCGCGCTGCGAATCGTCGGCCGTATCCCCGCCGCCAGCCGGCGATCCCTCGGGCCGCGCCCGTTCCTGGCGGTCCCAAGCGCGATCGAGCGCCCCTCCCTCCCCGGCGGCAATCGCCATCACCCTCGTGCGGTCATAGCCCATCGCCACCAAGTCCGACACCGTGCGGCGGCAGCGATGGGCGCAAAACGGCTTATCATCCAGGGAGACGCGCTCGCCGTCGGTCAGGAACTCCTCGGGCGGCACATTGCGCACGAGGATGCGGCCGCCTTGGATCGTGCGCCGCAACGCCACCCGATAGGTGGGCGGCGTGCCGGCCCCATTCTCCTCGCGCTCCTGCTCCACCATTTCGACCGCCGGGTCGAGGCGCAGGAAACCTACCTCGTCGGCCGTCAGCCCCGAATAGTCCTCGCGCACCGATTCGGTCGCTGACTCCCACCACACCTTTACGACGCCGACGCGCCCCAGCAGCCCATCCTTGATCCAGTCGTGGAAGACGCGGAATCCCGGGTTGTCGACCGCCCAGACATAGTTGGCATAGTCCGTTGCCTGGTCGGCGAGCCGCTCATCCTCGGGACCCTTGGGTTCGAAGCGCACGACCTCCTCGCCACTGACGAAGGGACGCAGGATCGCCGGCAGCATCCCGTCGACGACCTCGGCCACATCGCGGCTCACGATCTGCGATCGGCCGTCGACCTCGTTGCCGAACTTCTCTCCCCGGTAATAGCGCAACGCCTTGGCGCGATCGCGGGAAAGGGCCGATCCCTGCCAGCTCAGGGCGCGCTCGATCTTTCCCGCGACGATGGCGCGGATCTCGGCTTCGGTCTTTGCCTTCATGCGTTGCTCCGCGGTTGGATTGGGTTCCCCATGTGTCCCTGCGCGCCGGGTCGACGGCGTTTGCGCGGCGTCGGCCGCCGGTCGGTCTGGCCGGGCGGCGTCGGCGCCGGCAGCCTGACACCGCGAACAGACCGGACAACCAGGATCGCCGCTTCCGGACGGTGGCGGAAGCGCAGCCGTGCCAGATCCGCCGCTTCCGCGCCGTTCCGCGCTTCGACGTAGATGGTGACCCGCCGCCGGATGCGGCCATGCCGCAATGGCCGCGTGGTCTCGACCGAGACCGCGTACAGCATCGACTCCTCGCCAATGATGGTGCGCGCGCGGAGAGCCCCGGGCTGGCGCGCGGTGGCACCGGCACGCAGCTCGTCGAGGGGGGCGGCGCGCAAACGAAAGCGCCCGCCGCGGTTTCCCGCCGGCGGGCGCAATTCCCGATCTAGGAATAAAGCCTAGCACAGGATCATCCTGCGCTCAATATGCATACCGCATAATGTTTCCGGCGCCCCCGCCTGGTGGCGTCTTTCAGACGATGTAAGCCGTGTCGAGCGCGCGGCTTGGCGTCCACCATCCCGGGCGGTTGGTCGCATTGCCGGCAAAGGTCAAGCAGAAGGCATCCGCTCGGTCTGGCGACCGCAGCCCGCGGCGCTTCAACTCCGCTTTCGACTCGACACGCAGCTTCCCGGACGATTCCACCGTGTAGCGCGGGCTAGTCAGCTCGCCGACCAGCGCTTCGTCCGCGGGCAACCGGCAATCGCGCGCCTCCAGCCATGCCCGCGCCTGGAACCACAGCTGGTCCCGCAGGCGCAGATAGCGCTCCCGTGCGGCCGGCGCCTCGGCCACGTTGATGGCGCGCGCCGGCAGTCCCATTTCCCGCAGTCGGTCCGCGACCCCCGCGCCGATGCCGATCGCGTCGATGAGAATCTCGGCAGGCCGTCCTGCCGGTCCGGCCTTGCCCCACTCCTCGCGGATCAATCCGACCACCTGCATCGTATCCTTGCCGCGCCAGGTCTTCACGGGCTCGGGCACCGTGTTGGCCACCCGCTTGGCCAACGCCGTGGCGTCGTCGCCGTAGCGCGCCACATCGACGCCCCACAGTGCCCGGTCCGCGACGGGCTCGACATCGCGCATCACCGCCGACTCGGCCAGATCGAGCGCAATCACCCGGTCGTCCTCCGCGCGGGGAAACTCGCCGAGGACCCTTACGCGATAAATGTTGCTGTCGGCGCCGTAGGAGGCCGCCATCCCGGCCACATAGTCTTCCGTGACCCGGCCGCT